TTAAAAAGTACGCGCCCAATGCAGCAGCGGCGGCAACGCCTGTAGCTACTAAATCTGGCGCAACAGTTAGCAACTGGAAACGATAATGGCCCGCAACATAACCGTCACTTTTTCGGATGGCACTAGCCATGTCTATCAGAATGCGCCTGACGATTTGACGCCAGATGTTGTTGAGGCGCGGGCGCAGAAAGATTTTGGAAAGACGGTTACTGGTCTTGATGGGGGGAACGCGCCAACCACTCGTGGCACTGCGCCGTCTTGGGCAAGCGTTGTAGGAAGCGCCCCGTACAAGGCTATCGCCGGAACAGCGGATGTTCTGCTCAACGCGCCGCAGAACATCGCCAACCTAGCAAAGATGGGTTATGGCACTGCGGTAACGGCAATGGGTAGGCCTGACCTTGCGCCAGAAGTCACTGCGCCTTCACAGCCTGTTGCGGAGATGTTCAAGCGCGGTGGTCTTATCCAACCGACTGAAGGCATGACAACCGGGCAGCGCATCGTAGATGTTGGCCTGCAAGCGGCCACAGGCGGCGCGCTTAACCCGGCAGGATCACTTCGTGAGTTGGCAAGCAGCGCAACTAAAGGCGGCATTGCTGGGTTTGCCGGCCAAACAACCACCGAATTGACCGGCAGTCCTGTGGCTGGCCTAGCAGTGTCAATGGCTGCACCCGGCGCCATGACTTCAATTGCGCAAGCCAAACAAGCGCAGTTGCAAGCCGACCAGGCGCGGAACGCAGTTCGTGATTTGACTGTTCGTGCTGGTCAAGCTGAAGGCTACCGCATCACCCCTGGCAGCGTCACGCCCAATGTGCAGAACGTGTTGGCTGAACGAATAGCCGGGAAGACCAGAACGCAACAAGAGGCGGCGGTTCTCAACCAAGACGTTACTGATCGCTTGTCTCGCCGCGCTCTGAGCCTGCCAACTGATGCCCCGTTGACGCGGGACAACATGCGTGCCGTGCGGAAAGAAGAATTTGATAAGGGGTACGCCCCCATCAACAACATTGGGGTTGTGCAAGCTGACCAAGCGTTTGACAACTCGCTTAACGCTGTTTTGCAGTCGTACACGGGGGCTGGGCGGTCTTTTCCCGGCGCAATTCCAAAACCTGTAGCCGACTTGGTTCAAAACTATCGCGTTGGGCAGTTCAATTCAGCCGACGCTGTAGAAGCCACTCGCGTTCTCCGCGAACAGTCTCGCGCCAACATGTCGCGAGGTGACAACTCGTTGGGCCTTGCGCAACGCGCCGTCAGCAACGCGCTTGAAGACCAGATCGAACGGTCGCTCCAAGCAGCAAACAACCCAAATGCGCAAGCAATGCTTGACCAGTTCCGCGCATCCCGGCAGCGCATGGCTATCAGCCATGCTGTCGAAGATGCCATCGTAGAAGGTAGCGGGTCAGTCAACGCACGAAAACTTGCTGAAGATTTGCAAACGCGGGGGCGCTATTTTAGCGGCGACTTGGACTTGATTGCACGGTTTGGCAACATTGCGCGGCCCGTAATGACCGCGCCAGGCACAACAGGCACGCCAGGCGCCGGGTCTGTCTTAGGCCCATCCCTTGGCGGTGCGTTGGGCGCCGCCGCAGGTAACTTTCTCGCTGGCCCCGCAGGCGCGGGGTATGGCGCAGCGTTGGGTTTAGTTGCACCGCAATTGACTTCTTCCGGCGTTCGTAATTACCTGCTATCTGGCATGGGACAGCAACGGGCGTTGCCGACATACGATAGGCCAGGCGTCAATTTTATGGCTACTGAGCCAACGAACGCCATGCTGCTGAACACTCTGTCAGGCCTCCCAGTGTCAACCAATCAGATGCGACCATGATCCCCTCCCTACCCCAAGACAAAGCCAACCACTTTTTCTACGGCGCGTTGATCTTCCTAGCCGCCCTAGCCATCTTCCGCCGGCCTGACGTAGCCTACGGCCTCGTGGTGCTCGCAGCAGTGGGCAAGGAGGCACTGGACTGGCTCTCCAACATGCGGGCCGTCAAGGCGGGGCTGATGCCCACCCACGGTGTAGAATTCCTTGATGCCTTCGCGACTTGCGCCGGGGGCGCTGTGCCGTTAATTGCTAGGATGATCTGATGGATTCACAACACCTGATCGATTTCGGCCTTGGCACTGCTTGTGCCGTCACCGGCTGGTTCGCTAGGGAGTTGTGGACCTCGGTCAAATTGCTCCAGTCTGACCTGACCCGCTTGTCGGTCGAGCTACCCAAGACCTACGTCACCCGCGACGATTACCGCTCAGACCTCAAAGAGATCCGCGACCTGCTGGGACGCATCTTTGACAAGCTGGATGGCAAAGTAGATCGCTCATAGCAGCGCCGAAATCCCCACAGTCACCATCTCGCTTTTGAGCTTCGACGGGTTGGTCTTCGCCATCACCCGCAGCGCCACCGCAGCGAACGTCTCGATTCCGGCCCAAGCATCTTCTAAATGCGGGTCATTGAGCGCCAGGATGTGCGCTCTGATCGTCAGAACGTCAGCCATGTAGGCCTCGCGGATCGCGTCTATTGCCGCTTTGGTCGGCCTCATGGTGTATATCTGCGGTTCAAATACCACACGGCTTTAGCCAAAGACTCGTCGCCGCCTTTGTGCTTCTCGCGCCAGATGTACTTCATGGCGTTGCCTTTGCAGTAGCCCCGGAACTCTTCCTCAGTCAGCGCAGACTGGATTGCCTCGATACATTCAACCAACCCCTGTGTGTAGTGCGCTGGGTTGTTCACGTTGTCCGGTGATTTGTCCGGCCAAGGTTGTGTAACGTTTCTGTGTGTCATTTTCCGTCATCCGTCATTGAGTTGATGTGTCGGACAGCGCACTCGTAATGACGTGGCCCCCAAGACCAGCAGTCGGGGCCGTGCGTACCGATGTGCCCATCTCTGGCATCTTGGTACTTCAGTTCGCGCTTGAGGCGCTCGTTCTCTGCTAGAGCATCGCCTAGCAGGAGGTCAAGTTTGCGTTCGGTCTCGGTCATGTGTTCTTCTCCTTTAACTTTGCTTCTGCCCGCCCAATAAAGTCCACAATATCACTCTTAAAAGCAATCACATTCTTTGTGAGTTCATGTACCTCATCATCCGTCAGACCCTGCCATTGGGGTTTTGTGTACAACGGCACATCATCTTCGCTGGTCTTGTGGTTCCAGATAGTCCCGCCCACCGCCATCCAGGCGTATGGTTCATTCATTTTTTACCCTTTGCCAGCGCATCAAGCTCCGTCTTGGCTTGCTCATACCCGGTAAAGTAAAGCTCTACAGATGCCCAGTCAGACAGTCGGACAATCGTGACGTCTTTGCCGTATGGAAGTCTTGATGCGGTGATTTTGATCTGGCTGTACTCACCCGGCAACAACTCAAATCCGTTACGCTCGGCCATAGCTTTGGCGTTCATGATGACGCTTTCAATTGACCAGGGGTTCATTCTGTTACCCCAAAGTGCTCACACATATCACCCATTAGCTCCACTGCCCAGGTTGGCGCTGCATACTGAGCAGCTTCATTTTCAACCATCTTGATACATTCCAACACAATCAACTCGGCAAGTTTTTGCGAGTACAACTGTTCCCTGGTATACCCGGTTTTTTTGTAGTTGTACTCTTCACAACTCCACTTATCGGCCTGTTCAATAAGATCGTTTACTATTCGGTTCACGATGCAATCCCCTTAGTTTTCTCAATAGTTCTGAGGCCACCGAGCCCCAACATCCCCAACATCAATTGCCAAAGGTTATCGTCAATGCCAGGCAGCGTAGGCAAAGGATGATCGAGCACAATGCCGGCCCACTGAACCAGCGGCCTGGCGATGTACTGACAGGCCAAGGCCGCAGCGCAGACCCATCCGATCGCTGGGCGCCAGCCGCTGGTAAATGCGCTGGGGCTTGATGCCTCGGCTTTGTTCACATCTAACTGGCCTTGGACAATGGCGACCTGGGCGGCAAGTTGCGCTGCCTCGGCTTGAGACTTGTCTGGCCAGATGCGGGTGATGACGGTCTGCGCCAGTTCGACGCCTGCGGTTAGGGGGTCCATTCGCCAGTCTCCATTTGTTGTGCCAAACGCTTCGCACGCTCCGGTGTCTGTTTGGCCCAGGCGCTGTCTAGCATCTCTGCTGCGGCCTCGCCGTACTGCCCATCCTCGATGCTGCCAAGGGTGCGTTTGAACTTGAGCAGTCCACCAATGCCAAGCTGGAACGCCATGTTCACAAGAACGGCGAACCGAGGCTCACTTAGCTTGGTCGTCCACGGTAGCGCCGCCAGCACCTGCGCAGTCTTCTCTTCAATATCGTTACTGAGCAGGTAACCAATCTCGCTATCGCTAAGACCACCACCCCGGCGAGCGTCAATAAGACGCCCAACACCAATAGTGGTAAAACCAAGGCTGTCCTCATACGCATGGCTGACGCTCCCTTCGTCGCGGATCAGTTGTTGTTTCAAGTCCATAGCGTCACCCCCCACACCAGTGCCAAAACCCAAAGAACGCAGACGGCGGCGCGGTTGAACCATGACCAACGGTTTCTATAGTGGTATATAGCGTACCCGCCGCCGCCAAAGGCTTCGTCGAGCGAACGGGCGAATCGCTTAGTTGTTCCGTTGTGCTGAACCTGTGTTCGTTGAAGCATTTGTAGCGTCTCCAAGTTAGATTATTGGGGCGTTGCCGGGTCTCAAGCACGCCGGCTGGCGCATTACAGCGGGGGCATTGCATACAGCGGCACCGCAATGCACCCAAGATCGACCCAGTACTGCATCTCCTCCCAACGCCTGGTGAGCAGGATGCAGACCTCGCCTTCGCTGACCATCCATCCGATGTGTGTCATGCCAACCACGCGATCAGCGCCACCAGGGCAACGATCCAGACCGCCGCAAACAGGCTCTGGCGGGCTGCGGCGCGGCAGAAGTACTCTTCCCTGTCGTTCATGTTCTTGACCTCTCTGGCCACCATGCGGGCCGTGGATACCACCTAACGTCTTTTGCGTTCTTGTCGACCCGGTTGCCGTACACTTTTACGGCGCTGATGCCGTCAGAGTCAAAGCACGGCCAGGACCAGTGCTCACCGTCCCACCAGCGCAGCCAATGCGGGCCGCATGGCCACCAACCTATGCTAGGCGGTTTGTTCACAGCGCTGCCGCTCCGCGCAGGATCACTATGCGTTCGCGCTCAAGGCGCAAGACGCAGTACCGCTGGTGCAGGCGCAGCAAGATCGTAACGCGGTTGGCCCCGGCCTGCTCCTCTTGCAGCAGATTCAGCACTTCTTCTTCAGACAGTTTCGTCAGCACCTCGTGCATGCTTCTCCAAGTCAGCTTCATTTCAACTCCTCTATGGCTATGTCAGAAATCGTTCGCTTGTCGCGCAGTGCGCGCCAAATCTTCTCATCGACCGTCTTGTCGGTGATCATCAGGTAGACCCAGACCGGATGCGCCTGGCCGCTGCGGTGCAGTCGGCCTATGGTCTGCTCGTACAACTCCAGCGACCAGGGCAACGACAGGAACACCACCTTGCAGCCGCCGTACTGTAGGTTCAGTCCGTGGCCGGCGCTCTTGGGGTGAACCAGTAGTAGTTCAACCAGACCCGCGTTCCATCGCTCGATGACGTTGTCGTCGTCCAGCGTCTGCGCGTGCGGGTAGCGCCGCTTCAGTTCAGCCAGTTCAGCCTTGAA